GCCCGACCCCTTCTTTCCTGTTATCTGACGGAAACGTCCAAGACCGTCATGACTCGTCCTGCATTGAGGCGTTGGGGGTTGGGGTTGGTTCGGATCGTCCGAGGTTGGTGACGCCGGCATTACCCAGCGAGTCTTTCGGGGGCCGGGTGGGGGAGTGGTCAGCGCGGGTGCTTGGGCGGGAACTGTTTCCGTGGCAGTTGCTGGCTCTTGAGGGGGCGCTCGCCGTGGATGACAGCCTGACGTTTCGGCACAGCACGGCGTTGGTGTCTTGTGCCCGGCAAAACGGCAAGACCTCAATGCTGGCGGCGCTTGTGGGGTGGGCGTTGACCGAGTTGCCGAAGGTGTGGGGCCGTCCGGTGCGGATCATGTCCACGGCTCACGAGTTGAACTTGGCGACTGAGGTGTGGCGCGAACTGGAGGACCAAATACGGCTGTGGGAGGAGGCCGATTTGTGCAAAGCGGTCTACGCGTATGGGCGCAACGAGGTGCGGTTCAAGGACGGGAGCCTGTACAAGGTGGTGGCAGCGACCGGGAAGAAACACGGCGGGACGTGGGACATCATCATTGGGGACGAATTGTGGGCGCTGTCCGAGGCCACCATTTTCGGGGCGCTCCGCCCGTCGCAGATCGCGGTCCCGTCGCCGCTCATGTACCTGACCTCGACGGCGGGGGACGAATCCTCCAAGGCGTTTCTCAAGTTGCGGGAGCAGGCGCTCGGCCTGATCGACTCAGGCACACCCGGGGATTTGTTTATGGCTGAGTGGTCCCTGCCGACCGGGGTGGACCCGCTGGACGAGACCTGGTGGGGGTACGCCAACCCGGCGCTCGGGCGCACGATCAGCGTGAAGGGGTTGCGGTCGGCGGCGGCAGCCCCGGACAGGGGGGAGTTCCTGCGGGCGCATTGCAACTTGTGGGTGGCGGCGGCTGCCTCGTGGATGCCCCCCGGCAGATGGGCGAAGGCGATTACCGAGAACACGGCGGGCGTAGGGGCGTCCTGGCTAGTGGTGGACTCGGCGCTGGATGACTCGAAGTACGTGGGGGTGTGGGCCCGGCTCAATGACGCGGGCGAGGTGGTCGGGTCGGTCAGGTTCACCACCGAGTCCAACGCTGAGATGTGGGCCAGCATTGAGGGCTGCCTAGAGGGCGACCCGCAACTGCGGCTTGCCATCACACCGGGGCTGGAGATCCACACACCGGACAAATACCGGGAACGGACCGAGGTGTGGGGCTACGGCGAGTTGGTCAAGTACACGGGGCTCGTCCGGTCGCTCATAATGGAGGGCAAGGTGCTCCATGACGGGGGCGAGATGCTAGCGGAGCACGTGAACCGGGCGGTGCTAGTCAAAGGGCAGAACGGTCAGCCCGTCCTCTCATCGCAACGGTCGCCCGGGCCTATCGAGTGCGCCCGCTGTCTTGTGATCGGTGCGGCGCTCGTGTCACGGCCCGGCAACCGAGGCAAGGCAGCCATCGGGTTCGGATAAAAACTTGTTGCAAATGCAACACCCCTTCGTTACATTACTTTTCGGATGGGTATCTTTTCGCGCAAGGTAGAGTTGCAGGCCGCGCCGGACGACACGTTCAAGGCAGCCATCGGCATCGGCGGCGTCAACAACTACCTGTCGTACACGGTCGGCACCCCCGAACTGAACGCGCTCACCAACCCGACCATCGGGCGCAGCCGCGACCTTCTCGCCGCCATGATCGGCAGCCTCGAACTCAAGCACTACTCCAAGCAATGGAACGGCGACGGCTACGACGAGGTGTACCTGCCGCTAGAGCCGTGGATGGAAAACCCCGACCCGAAAAACACCCGCACGTTTTTCATGGCAAACATCTTCTCGGACCTGTTCTTCTACGGGCGGGCCTTTGCGTACATCACCACCCGGTACTCCACCGGGCTCCCCGCGTCCCTGTCATGGCTCCCCGCCGCCAACGTGCAAACCCCCAACATGCAGGGCCCGCAGTTCTTCGGGCCGTCCGACGAGGTGGAATTCAACGGTCTGGAAATCGACCCGAACAACGTCGTCCAGTTTGTCTCCCCAATCATGGGCATCATCTATTCCGGGGCGCGGGCCATCAACATTGCGTTGCATCTTGATCAGGCAGCCGACCGCTACGCAGAACTTGAAACACCCCCCGGGTATCTTCAGATTGTCTCCGGTGAAGAGCACTCCGGCGAGGATCTGTCGGACCTTTCCGCCGCGTGGCAGGCCGGGCGCCGCAAGCGCGCCATCGGCGCACTAGAGCGCCACGTCAAGTTCGTCGAATACGACAATGACCCCGGGCAAGTGGTCGCCCAGTTGCGGTCCGATCAAGCGCTGGACCTCGCCCGTCTGTGCAACATTCCCGCCTACATGGTGTCCGCCCCCACCAAGGGTGCATCCATGACGTATCAGAACGCTCAGCAGGCCCGCCAGGATCTCTACCTGTTCGGCGCAAAACCGTACATCGACTGCATCGAGCAAACCCTGTCGATGCAGATGCTCCCGCGGGGCCGCTACGTGGAGTTTGACATTGAGGACTACCTCGGCGAAAACGACATGGGCGCACCCGCCGACCGTTCCGCCCCCGACCCGGAGGATTCACCCGAATGATCCAGTTCATCGCATCACCCGTCACCCTTGACGCTGCCGAAGGCGAAGAGTCGCCGCGCAGCATCACCGGGGTGGCAGTCCCGTGGGACACCCCCGCCACCGTCTCGGGCGGTGAGCGTGTCGCGTTCAAGCGCGGCGCGTTCGACGTCAACGGCAAGGCCCCCAAATTGCTGGAGGGGCACGACATGACGCAGTTGCGCGGCGTGGTCACCGAACTTGTCGAGGCCGACGAGGGACTACTGTTCACCGCCAAGTTCGCCAAGACCCGCGCAGCCGACGACGCCGTGGAACTCGTCAAGGCAGGCGCATACGACAGCGTCAGCGTCGGCGCCGTCCCGCTCAAGTGGAAGTTCGACAAGCAAGGCACGATGGTGGTCTCCAAGGCCGACCTCGTGGAAATCAGCCTTGTGGCTCAGCCCGCATTCAAGGATGCGGTCATCACAGAAATCGCAGCCTCCCAGCCGGAGGATGACGAAACCCCCAACCCCGTTTCCGAGGAGGAAAACGTGAACGAAAACACCCCCCACGTGGAGGCCGAGGCTCCGGCTGTCGTCCCCACCGCCCCCATCTACGCAGCCGCCAAGCGCGAGTTCGTGATGCCGTCCGCCGCCGAGTACATCTCCAAGTTCCTCGTCGGCGGCTCCGAGTGGCAGGAGTTCAGCCAGCGCCTCGCGGCTGCCGCCCCCGACGTCGTCACCACCGACACGCCCGGCGTCCTGCCGAAGCCCATCGTGCAGCCCGTGTACAACTCGCTGCGCGGCATCCGCCCGGTGATCGACGCCATCGGCACCAAGGCCATGCCCGCCTCCGGCAAGGTGTTCATCCGCCCGGAGGTCACCACGCACACCACCATCGGCGCCAGCAACGGCGAGAACGTCGCGCTCGACTCCGGTACCTTCGTGGTGTCCGAGAATCAGGTCACCAAGGGCGTCTACGGCGGCTACGTCAAGGTCTCCGAGGAGACGATCGACTGGAGCCAGCCCGAGATCGTGTCGCTCATCCTCGACGACATGGCGCGCGCCTACGCACAGGCCACGGATGACGTCGCGGCGGACAACCTGGTCACCGGGGCATCCACCACCACCAACTTCACCGTCGCCAGCATCACCGACCCCGCAGAGTGGGCCCGCTGGATGTACACCGCCGCCGAGTCCATCCTCAGCGCCACCAAGTACCTCCCGTCGCACCTGTTCCTCTCGGCGAACATGTGGCGCGCCCTCGGTCTCCTCACGGACACCGCAGACCGCCCGCTGTTCCCGCAGGTCGGCCCGATGAACGCGTTCGGCGCCATGAACCCGGCAGGGACGCAGGCCTCGGCCTTCGGTCTCACCGTCGTGGTGGACGCCAACTTCGCAAACGACACGGTCATCGTGGGCGTCCCGGACGGCTACGAGATCTTCGAGCAGCAGAAGGGCGCCATCAGCGCCGAGGCCAACGACGGTTCGCTGTCGCGCACGATCGCGTTCCGCGGCTACCTCGCCACGCTCATGATCGAGTCGGCAAAGTTCCGCAAGGCCGCTTTCGTCTGAGTCTGACGGCACGGAGGGTCTGAACGGTTATGGCTGTCTACACGGTCACACACGGCACACATCTGGACGGCGTCAGCGCCGTTCAGACCCTCACGCCCCTTGACAACGTCCGCCTCGGCGACTCAGTCACCGTGGCAGGCGCAGGCGCAAAGTTCAACGCCACCGCCCCCGTCATCTCAATCGAGCCCTACGCCTACACAGGCAAGGACGACGACGGCTACCTCCAGTTCGACTACAACGATCCGCGCCCCAATCAGGTGCTGTACGAGGTCGCCGGACAGGACAACGACACCGCGTACTACGAACTGAACGGCACCCTCACCGTCACGTTCACCGTCACGTGGATCGTGGACGCTGACGTCACCGCATGGCTCGGCATCAGTTCCGCCACCGCCAACGACACCGCGTTCATAACAACGTGCGTGGCAGCGGCGAACGCGTGGTGCTACCGGAAACGCAAAGAGGCGGGCTACACGGACGCCACGTCCACAGCCCCGTCGGCGGACGTCAAGTTGGGCACCGTCATGTACGCAGGCACCCTGTACCGGGAGCGTGGCAGCGTTGACTCGTTCGCCTCGTTCGACGGGATGGGCTCGCTCCCGATTCCGACCACCCTCGGGCGCATCATGCAACTGTTGGGGTGCGGACGCGCACAGGTGGCCTAAATGCCCGCCACAGGCATCCTTGCCGAAGCCATCAACGCCATCAGCGCGGATCTCACCGGGCTGGGCTACAAGGTGGTCACAGACCCCCGCAACGCCCGCCCGCTGACCGTCCTGATCGAACTGCCGACGCTGGATGCGTTCACCTACAACGTGGGCGACATCCGGGTACGGGCCCGCATCCTTGCGGCACCCCCTGGCAACCAAGACGCAACCGACTGGCTCATCAGCCAAGTTGACACAATCATGGCGAGCGACATTGCCGTGACATCCGGGAGCCCCGGCTACGCCTCATACGGCGGGCAGGAAATCCCAACCTATGACCTCACAATTGCCGTAGCAGTACGGCGCAACTAAAAGGAGCCAACATGGCAACCACAACGTTCCTCGGCGGGCCCGCGGTGCTCACCATCGGCGGCACCGATTTCGCCGATCAGTGCACCGATTTTTCGTGCGAACTGGGCTACGACAGCCTCGAAATCACCGCGTTCGGCGACACCGGACACAAGATGGCCCCGGGCCTGCAGACCGTGTCCGGGAGCGCCACCCTGTTCGCCTCGTACGGCGCAACCGAGGTGGAAGGCATCCTCGCTGACATCGTCGGCGACGGCACCACCACCATCGTGTTCAAGAAGGGGTCGGGCGCAATTGCCGCCGACAACCCGGAGATCACCATTTCCAACACGATGCTGTCTGTCGTGCCGTACGCGTACAATGTGGGCGAGATGCAGACCTTCGCAATTAGTTGGGAAGGCGGCACGTGGGTCCGGGACGTCACCCCGTAACCACCCGAACCGAAAGGGGCACCCCCAATGAGAATCCGAGTCACGCCTATTGACGGCGAAACCTACGAGGTGGACACAAACCTGTACGTCATCGTCTCGTGGGAGCGCAAGTTCAAGCGAAAGGCATCGGACCTTGCCACCGGAGGCGTCGGCATTGAGGACTTGGCGTTCATGGCCTACGAAGCCTGCCGGGTCCACAATGTCACCGTCCCCCCAATCTTTGATGACTACATCCGCAAGATGCAGCACATCGAGGTGGTGGGGGACGAGCCCGAAAACCCTACGGACGGGGCACCTACCGATACGCACTAGCCCTTGTGCTGGCGGCGACCGGGTACTGGCCCCCACAAATACCGTTCGAGGAATCAGACCTCGCCACGGTAGTCAAAATCCTGAAAGAGCAGAACAAGCAGAAATGACAGCATCCGCCAACATAGAAATCGTGGGGGTCAAGGATGCTATTCGTTCGCTCAACAAGGTGGAGCCGGGCCTGCGAAAGCAGTTCCAGCAGGACGCCACCCGGATCGCGCAGCCAGCCATTGAGGAGGCACAGCGCGGCTATGTAAGGCTCCCGCTGTCGGGCATGGGGTACAAGTGGACGCAGGACGGCAAGAAAATCTTCCCGTATGACCCGGTCAAGGCCGCCAAGGGTGTGAAGTTGAAACTGGACGCGGCCCGCAATGCTGTGGCGGTCATCGTGATCCAGCAGACGGACCGGGCGGCAGCGGTGTTCGAGTCGGCGGGCCGTAAGAACGCAAACAACCTCGGCAACAGCCTTGGCGAGTTGAAGCCAGGACGCACTCGCATTATCGGGCCTGCCGTGTACCGCAAGCGGTCCAGCATCGAGCGCGAGATGTCGCAGGCCGCCATGCAGGCCATTGAGACCGTCAACAGGGAGTTGTCCTAATGGCTATTCAGATCCCCATCATTTCCGAGTTTGACGGCAAGGGCGTCTCGAAGGCTGTCCAAGAGTTCAAGCAGTTGGAGGGGGCAGGCAAGAAGGCACAGTTTGCCATCAAGAAGGCGGCTGTTCCGGCTGCGGCTGCGCTGGGCGGGTTGGCGGTCATTCTTGGGGACGCCACGAAGGGGGCAATGGAAGACGCCAAGGCACAAGCCGAACTTGCCCGCCAGTTGGAGTTCTCCACGGGCGCCACGGACGCGCAGATCGCCGCCACCGAGGACTGGATTAGCACACAGGGCCGCCTGCTTGGCGTCACGGACGACGAGTTGCGTCCGGCTATTGCCAGCCTGTCGCGCGTCACGTATGACCTTGAGGAGGCCCAAAAGGCTGCCAGCCTCGCGATGGACATCAGCGCCGCCACCGGGAAACCGTTGGAGTCCGTCACCAATGCGCTGTCCAAGGCTTACGGCGGAAACCTGACGGCGCTCGGCAAACTCGACCCGAGCCTGCGCGAGATGATCAAGGGCGGCGCCACGCTGGACGAGGTGTTCTATTCGTTGGAGTCCACGTTCAGCGGGGCCGCGACCACCGCAGCCAACACCGCTGAGGGCGGGTTCAAGCGTCTCGGGGTCAGCCTGAACGAAACCAAGGAGTCCATCGGGGCGGCCCTGTTGCCCATTATTGAGAAGGCGCTCCCGGTCCTGCAGAAGTTTGCTAAGTGGGCGCAGGACAACCCGAACCTGTTCCTGGGCATTGCGGCAGCCATCGGCGCCGTGGCGGTCGCTATCACCGCTGTCAACATCGCTATGGCGCTCAACCCGTTCACCGCGATTGCGGCGGGTGTGGCCTTGCTCGTGGTGGGTGTCGTCGCCGCCTACAAGAAGTTTGAGACGTTCCGAAACATCGTCAAGGCCGTGGTCAACGGCGTGGCGTCCTATTTCGAGTTTGTCGCTAACGCATGGGTCAAGGCCACCAACATCATCATCCGGGGCCTGAACCTCATCAAGCCCGGCAAGGACATCCCGACCATTGACCCCATCAGCATTGGGCGCATGGGCGAGGAAGCCACGAGCGGGCGCGGCGCAGGGCTGGCAATTCCCGCTATGGCGCAGGGCGGCATTGTTACGAGCCCGACGCTGGCGCTGATTGGTGAGGCCGGCCCGGAGGCTGTGGTGCCCCTGTCGAAGATGGGGCAGATGGGCAGCAACATTCAGGTGACGGTCACCTCGGCTGATCCGCGGGCGGTGGTGGACGCGTTGGTGCGGTATTCGCGTCAGAACGGTGCGCTGCCCCCGGATGTTCGGGTGGCGTAGTGGCGTTTTACACGTACACGTTCACGCACTACAGCGTCCCGTCAGGCACCACCACGGTGCTGAACAACGTGTCCAGTTTTTCGTCACGAGGAGGCAGACAAAACCTGTTGGACCCGGTGACGGTCAGTACAGCCCAAATCAACGGGTTCAATCCGTCAGCGCTGCCGACCATCAAGGTGGGCGATCTCGTGGTGGTCACGAGTTCACCCGGAGGCGGCGGCCCGGGGGGATTCGTTTCCAATTTTCAGGTGTATTACGGCAAAGACCCGGACGAGGACCGTTGGACCATCAGTCTCGAAGATGCAGCCGCGTTCATGGGTCGCGCGACCATCAACATTTCGTGGTCGGCTGGCGTAACGACCCGGTCAGCAGCCCTTGACGTTGCATCGGCGGCGGGCGTTGATTTTTCAGGTTCAATAACTGACACAAGCAAATCCACCGTGTCGGCACAAAACCTCACGAACGTCAACGCGTTGGAAGTGTTCAGAACGCTGGCAATCACCGAACAGGCCCGAGTCCAATTTGGGTTCAATCTTGGACCTGGGTTCCAGCCGACAGTCAATTTCCTCGGTCGAAGCGTCCTGACAACGGCAGGGCGGTTCAATGACGGCTCCAGTACAGCACTTGTCAATACAGACTGGCGGTACGAATCGCTCGATTTCGCGGCGTTGGCAGACAACTACGCACAGAAGGTCATCGTGGAGCCTGCGGGGCTGGCGGCACAGACGGCGGGTTCCGGGGCTCGAACCTATGTGATGCAGACCTACGATCAGACGACAACGCAGGCGGCGCAGTTGGCGCAGTACGTGGACACCGTCCTATCGGGGCAGACGGCAGGCCCGGAACGCGTCGGGGTGGTCATGGAGGCCCAAGTCAGCCCGACCCTGCCGGAGGACGTCACCACCGTGCTGTTGCGGTCAAATACGTACACGGCAAACGTGTTGGGCGCCGAGTTGCAGGCTGATCCGACTTCGATGCGGCGCTCGTGGAGTTTGGCTCCGGGTGCGACCACGAATTGGTTGGTGCTGAACAATGCGACTCTAGGCACTTTGGACAACAACAGGTTAGGATTCTGAGTATGACGTTTCCGTCTTTTTCCGTTGGTGAGGTGCTGACCGCGTCTGACATGAACGCCGTCGGCTTGTGGCTGCTTGAGACAAAAACGGTTACCGCGTCGGCTGGGCCGATTCAGTTCGACAACAAGTTCACTACCAATTACGACACCTACTTTCTTACTGGGCATTGGCTTCAGAACACCAGCACAGGCATTTACAGATTCCAGTTACAGGACGTGAGCAATGCAGCCGTTACTGGTTCCAACTACGACTGTACAGTAGGTGGCCCGTTCTACAGCAGCGGCGTGTCGCAGTTTGCAAACTTCAACACTCAACTTGCCGCCGACCACATCTTTCTCGGAGGGTCAGTAGCGGCTGATTATTTTTCGTTTGCCATGTGGATACAACGACCTAGAGACGCAGTAAAGACAACCGGGTTCAATCAGTTCGTTGCCGACAACTACAACGCAACATTCGCAAACGTATTTGTGCAAGGCGGATTTGTTCACACTCTTGCAACGGCATACTACGGATGCCGCATCAACATCAGCGCCGGCACCGTCACCGGCAAAGTTTCGTTGTACGGATACAAGAGTTGACATGATTACCTCAGCCCAGTACGCAATCGCCAGCAACGCCGTCAAGATCGCAGGCACCGGGGTCGGGCACCGCACCGTCCACATCGCCCCCATCGGCAACACCACCGTGTACTTGTCCGGCAGCAACGCTGTCACGTCCAGCAACGGCTACGGCCTGAACAAGGCGCTCGGCGAGCATGACGTTCTGCTCGGCCCCGCCGACGAACTGTGGGCTATCTGTGCCGCAGCACAAACCGAGACCGTCACGATCCTCATCAGCGAGGGATGACCATGGTCCTGCAGAACCCCTCGAAGGCGCTCATCGCCCTAGTGGCGCTCATCTGCATCACCGTCCTGATGGCTGTCCGCGCTATCGACTCCGCCACCGGAATGCCCGTCATCACCCTGATTGTGGGTTACGCAGTTGGCAACGGCATCGCCGCCCGCAAAGGCGACCCGGTCGAGCCCATCATCGGGCGCAAATAGCGTCATGACGAAAAGACGGGGGTACACAGGTACCTCGGACGGCGTCAGCAAGGGCCGTAGGGAAGGCACCGAGAAACTCAAAGAGTTGATCCGCAAGCGGTACGGGCTCGGCTGCCTCGGTACCTGGGTGGTGCGTGACCGTCGCGGCAAACCCGGGCAACTGTCCGTCCATGCCACGGGCCGGGCGCTGGACATCTACTACGTGGACCGCGATGACGGGCTGTACGTCATGGACTGGCTCGTGGCCCACGCCGACGCGCTAGGCGTCGAGTTCGTCGGGGATTACCTGCACGGCAGGTTCGGGCGGGGCTGGCGCTGTGACCGCGGCAAGTGGCAGATCTACCGGGTACCGACCATCGGCAAGGGGGGACGCTGGTTCCACCTTGAGATTTCCCCCACAATGGCGGATGACCCTGTTACCTTGGAGCGTGTATTCAGGGCTTTGCCCAAGTAATCCACAGGAAAAGGGGACAACATGGGACTCATGGACGATCTAAAACTGGAGCATTGGGGGCCACCCAACAAGTGCCCGGTGCACAAACTGGCGCACACCATGACCGACGAGGACCGCGCCGACCTGCTCAAGGCCGTGAACGACGGGATTGTGCCCGCCACCGTGATCGAGCGGGTGCTCGGCAAGCGGGGCTTGGTGCTCAAGCATCAGTCCATCCAGCGCCACCGCCGGAAGGAGTGCGGCTGTGAGTGACTACGACATCGCCGCCGAACTGGAGGAAGTGCGCCGCGCCCTGATTGCTACCCAACGCCAGTTGGCGAAGCACAAGGCCCGGACCGAGGAACTGACCGCCGCCGCGTATGAGGGCGCCAAGCAGGCCATGCTTGCCCTTGGGGGCGTCCCTAAGGTGCCTAGGAGCCCGTCTAAGCCACGAAAAGGGGCGGAGGTGGCCCTGTGGCACCTGACGGACTGGCAGGGCGCAAAACGCACCACAACGTACAACAGTCAGATTATGCGGGACCGAGTGCTGAGGTTCACGGACAAGGCCCACAAGATTACCGAGGTGCAGCGGGCTGACCACCCGGTGCAGGACTGCGTCATCATGTTCGGCGGGGACATGGTGGAGGGGCTGTTCAACTTCCCGGGGCAGGCGTTCGAGATTGACGCCACCCTGTTCGAGCAGTACGTCACCGTGTCCCGGCTGATTGTGGACACCGTCACCGCCGCCCTCGGCATCTACGACAAGGTCACCGTCATCGCCGAGTGGGGCAACCACGGGCGCATCGGCTCCAAGCGGGACAACGTCCCCCGCTCGGACAACGTGGACAGAATGTGCTACTACCTGGCGGCGTCCCTGTTGGAGAACAACCCGCGCGTCAAGTTCGAGGTGTCCGGTGAGGACATCCAGCGCGTGGAAATAGGCGAGTACCGGGCCCTGTTGATCCACGGGGACGAAATCGGGCGAAACGGGTTCGCCAGCCCCATGACCATTGTGAACCACGCCAACCGGTGGCGCTCCGGCGCCTACCCTTGGGCGTTCCGGGACGTCTATGTGGGGCACTACCACACCCACGCCGAATGGCCCATGGCGAACGGGGAGGGCAGCGTGTTTCAGACCGGGAGCACCGAATCAGACAACAG